ATCCTAGCACAGGTCCAGGCGGTTTGTCAATTCAGTTTAATGGTCGTTGCGGTTAGTGTCATGATTGTTGCAGCGGTCATCGTCATGGCTTGTCCAGCATTCAATGATAGAGCACCGCCGATAGCACTCATAGCGATTGCACCTGTGGTAACTGTAGCGGTTAATCCTCCCGCAGCAACAGTAAAGAACATACCACCAGTTCCAACTAAAAGTGAGATTGGTCCAGCAGTATTGTTCACAGTATATCTAGGAACTGCATCTGCTCCCAATCCAGGATTGATAATCATGTCATATGAACCATGCATGATCGTAAAGATACCAGACTTTGCTCTAGGTAGAGGTGGGAAGTTGATATTTCTAATTAGTGAGGGAGTCTCAACATAGATTGCATTACCTGCAGCCAACTTGAGGTCATTTGTGCAGTTGATGTTTAACGATGGAGCATTTAAGTTCATCGTATCTGTCATGATCTTAACATCAGTTCCAGGTTTGGATGCGATAGTTGATCCCATACCCTGCATAGAGACTTTACCTCTACCAGCAATCTCAGTGTCACTATCAAAAACGATAACATTCTTGGATTGCTTTCCACTAGTATTACCTTTTGCTCCAGTTGATGTTACTGGCAATGGAGCACCATTGACTTTGAATGCCAATCTTCCACCAACTTCAATATCAAGATCTCCAGTGATCTTTAACTTATAACTACCTCCAACATTCTGCTGGAACTCACCAAGGTTTTCAAGTAGGAAATCTTTCTGAGTCTCTACCTTAGTTGCACCAGGGAAGGTAATGACATCACCAAAAACAGTCTTCTGGGGATTTGGTGCGGTCTGTGCTCCAGTAGACTTATTCTGCTGTTCAGCATCATACTTTTCTTTCCAGTTGCGATATTCCTGATTATTAGAACGAATACTCCACCATGACATACCACTAGCACGTCTTTCAATAGTGGATTGTCTACCTGGAGTACCACCATGAATCATATTATATCCACTTAATTGATTACTTGAAGTTGTCAAGTATTCATTTGCATCTTCAAGAATTGCTTGAACAGCATTAACAGAAGATTTCACTGCAGCAACAGTAGTATTAGTTGTTACTGCTTGTCCACAACCAGCAGCAATTGATCCTAATGGATTTGATTCTGAGATGTTACAATCAGTAGTTCCAAGGAAAGGTACAAATGACGTAATCTTATCTCCACCAGGAGCAGTGCGATCACACATTGTTGGTATTAGTCCCAACAGAAGACTGATAATGCTAGTGATACTACTGAGATCTTGAATATTAATCTTCTCAAGATTTTGGAAGAATGCCGTTCCACTCTTCATTACATTAGATACTGTCTTCGAAACTGCAACAGCGGAAGAAATTGCACTAACAATACCATTGATACCAGAAATAGCATCACTAATTGTACAAAGTACTTGGTTAACAATATCATCAAAAGCACCTTGTATTAGAGATGTCAATTGATCAAACGAAGATCCAACAACAGATTGAACAAAACCCTCAATACCTTGAGACAGAACATTCATTGTTACGCTGAGCCAAGTGGAGTCCAATCCACAAAGAACTCTCAGAACTGCCTGAAGAATTGCCTGAATAGCAGTGGTTACAACTCCAGGAATGCCAGTGATACCTGCAATTTTTAAAGCTTTAAGACCAGCAGAAATTGTCTGTAAAAACAATTCTTTAACAGCAGCAAGTGCTTCAGATAAAACTCCAGATATTAAATTGATTACAGAACCAGTAAGTGCAGACATGTTAACTGGTAATCCACTACTGATACTGACATAACTGTTTTTACCAATAGAAACTACATTTGCACCAGTGATCGCAATGTTCTGCAGCATTCTAGTTAAAGTTCCCTCAAACGTATTGACGCTACCAGCAACAGCGTTGGCTGCTGGAGATGCTGCAATAGTAGGAACTGCAGGGTTAGCAGAACTACCACCAAATTGAACCTGAGCAAATGTATTTGCATCAGAAAATACTTGCTTCTCGTTAACTGGAGTATTTAATGAATTTGGTGGTGCTGATGCTCCAGTATCAACTCTATTAGTAGCACTAGATTTTAGAGATAGATTTGCTTCTGCACTATACTTATCATTACCAAAAATAGAATTATACTCACCTATACCAACCCCAGGTTGCTTTCTTGCTCTAACAACACCCATGATAACAGGTTGCTGAGCTTCTTGACCATCAAGAAAGAAACCCATAACCATAGCACCATTCTGCAATTGTCCTGCAGATTCTCCAGATGCTTCAACTCCAGGTTGATTTGTTGGTTGTAAAACTACTGACCAGGGAAGATCTTCGTTTGGTATCTTTTCCTTGAACTTATCATCAAGACCAGTGTACCATCCCATGATCCTGACTCTACATCTACCGAGTCTTAATGGATCTTTATTATCTACAACTTCACCAAACCACCAGAAAAATCCATCTTTACCTAGATAATCTACTGTTGGTTCATTAATAATACCGTCAAACGTATTTGGCATGATACAATCGTATATTGATGTCCTTCAAAATATTTATACAAAAAAAGGGAGGTCACCCTCCCGATAATCAAACTCTACTATAACAAATACTAGCAACACCTTGACTTGGTGAAGCAATAGTAGAAAATGCACCATAGGATAGATCTAGATCCCTACCACCTACATAAGGACCACGATCATTCACACGCACAATCACTGATTTACCATTTCGTTGATTCGTCACTCTCAACTTTGTACCAAATGGCAACCACTTGTGTGCTACCGATTTCCCATAAGCATTGTATCTTTCTCCATTGGCAGTTGTCTGCCCATGATATCCATCACCGATTCCATAATGTGAGGCGAGGGAACATCCGCTCGCTGCCTTTGCGGAAAGGGGTGCCAGACCCACCAGACCAAAAGCAAGAATTGAAATTGTTTTAAAAAGCATTAATTTTGATAGAACTCTACATCCCAATAGAAGGGGGGTATACCACCCCTCTCGGGGGGCACCTTCCTGGGCTCTAAATGATAGTAGTCAAGTGCTTCATGACAAAAAAATCTACTATCAATGGGCGATACTGGATTCGAACCAGTGACCATCTCCGTGTAAAGGAGGCACTCTACCGCTGAGTTAATCGCCCAAAATGATAGTAGTCTTTGCTACCCCATATCAGTTTATTGTCTATATAACCCGCATCGCGTGTCATAAGTACATTATTATGTAGTTTGAATTCGGAACGGAGATTTGCACCGCGAACGATACACTCCGTTCCGATATTTTTACCAAACCACGTATTATCCCTAAATGTAATCAGTACATCACATTTATTGTTCTTGGTACCATCATCATTCCAACATTGCAATAAAATCCCAGATTCTGTTTCAATAAAAGTGTTTAACCTTTTTCGGTAAGGTTCGTTTTCTCCCATATAGTGATACCACTGTTTGGAAAGATACTTATCTTCACCGACATATTCCCAAGAAGAAAGAATCCAGGCATATTTAGTTGGGTTGCTGAACGCTTGGTCTTTGTTTGACCAGCGACCAAGCAGGTGTCTCAAGAACTCCGTTATCATAGCACAAGATCAGTGGGGTGTCAAACGTCGTAGATGCGGCACTCGTCTGCGTGAGGGTTGTCGTTGCAGTATAGCTCTAATGCAGTTGGATCCCTATCTTCATTTGGATGATTTGCCTTATATGATTCTAGAGATTTCAACTCTTCTTCAGTATGCCTTCTTTGCTGTGGAGAAGTTGTTGGATTATCTAGGATATCGGCATCATATTTAATATGCTTATCGATACTATCCATAGAATTGTAAAAAATAGAAGTTAATATTATTTAGGAGTAGCATCTCCTAGGGAATCTTTGACCAAATCAAGTTCACTGATAAGTGATTCACCACCAGAATACTTATGGCGGACTCCTGCAATAATATACAACCCCGTATAAATTTTGTCAAGTTGAATTTTTCCTTTTTCGGTAACAGTGTCTGGAATCTCAACAAAGACAGAATTACCTGCGTTAAGTTTTAAATATCCAGGAACTTTAATTGATAACTTAATTGCCTCAAAATTAACTTTCCTACAATGAGTATAGATTGCAGTATCTTCCCATCTGCTTATATACTCACCAGTAGATGGTTGTATTTCCTTGGCTTTATCACTATCCCATAAATGCAATTGATTTGCTCTATACCTAACTCTTCTTGGAGTTTGCATTAGAGATTTTATACCTTGATCACCCTCTTCATATGGTTTGATGTTGCCAAGATGTTCCATCTTATTATAAACATCAAGTATATTAAAGTAACTTCCACCGTAGGGTATTTCTGGACTACCATTAGTTGGTACCTTTGAGTTGGATATAAAGTCTAGTGAGACTCCAACAAAAGCACCAGACCAATGACCATTCCTAACAGCATATAAAGAATCAAATAGATTTGGAAATGATATTGATTGTATATTGAATATATCCTTTCCTGTACTATCTTCTCCTAAATTTTTCATAAAGTATCCATAGGTTGGAACTGTCCTATTGGTCTTTTTCTTATATTCTTCCTTTGCATCTTTGATGATTTTATCAAATGATTTGAAGTGGAATCCATCTGGATTCTCATAGAAAATAAATCCAGATTGTTTTTGATTTTCACTTCGAACTGCTTTAGATCCCAACCAGTTAACAACATCAAAAGGTCTCCAGTTCGGAACTACACATTTAATATTATCCTTTGTTTTTTCTATGAAAATACCTTTCTTTGTGCCAAGTTCATTCGTAAGAATTTCACTTATAACTTCATCTGCTCTTTTATCTTTATAGCACTTGAAGATATTGGTAACTTCATTAAGTATAAATTCATTGGATACACACTCAAGAACATACTTCTCATTCTTCTCATATCTAACTCTAGGCCCAATACGATAAATTCTCATGAAATAAGTGTGAGTTCCAGTGAGAGTATCCTCAAGAATAATCTCTACCATCTCATTACCCTTCAACGTCTTGATCATTCCTACCGAGTCGTTGATAGCAATGGTCATTCTCATGCATGGAAAATCTAGAGATTGAATAATATTAATCTCATTAACTAGAGACTCCCAGTTATCAGACTTTTGCTTAAGATCACTCGTAGTAAATCTTGCAGAATGTAGTTTTGTTTGTACTGACTGTGACATAATAGATTATGCGAATTTCCAAGAATATTGAATTAATGATGTAGTAGGATTTAGTGCTTCAATTGGTAGATTTCTACTTGGTCCTGGCGCTGGAAGTATTATTGGTTTTGCTGGTGATGTCTGAACCTGGGTCTGTGTTTGATTCTGTTGTTTAATTGCGCCTGCAGCGACCGAAGATGCCCCTGCAACAGCAGCGACGGCTGCTGCCTTGGTCTGACTCTTTAATTTATCCTTCTCCGCTTCTGCTGACGTTGTGGCGCTAGTTAGGGAAGGAGAAGATGCTGGTGCAGGTGATAGACCTAATGCTACATTCAACTTATTAAATGTTTCAGCAAGTCCAGTAATACCTGCCATCTCATCTTCAGTTTCAACTGGTATTTGATTTTCAGTGTCTGTAGATGGTCCAGATCCTGGTTTTGCCCCCTGTATAGGTTTACCACCAATAGTAATGTCCTTCAATGCTCCACTAACAAGAGGATCTAATGATGTCCCCTTACCAAAATCTTGCTTTGTTCTGTGCTCAAAGTGTAGGTGAGGTCCAGTACCTATTCCAGTATTACCTAAGGTACCAATTTTAGATCCTGGAACTACTGTGTCTCCCCTCTTAACAAAAAATCCATCCAAATGAGCAAATCTAAGAATTTTTGATGGACCAACTTGCAAATCAACAGTATTTCCATATCCACTATAACTTCCAGCATAGAGAACCTTACCTCCAGTAATAGAAGTTATAGGAGTTCCTCTAGGTACTCCAGCGAGATCAATACCAGCGTGCCAACGACCCCATCTAGGACCATATTTTGACGTAATAACCGCTCCACCTGAAGTAGCCGTTCTTAGTCCTTCATCACCTGATCCTTTCTCCTCTTTAACTTTTCCACCCTTAGCATATTGGGGAAGAGCGTATCCTCCAGACTTTGCTTGCTTAAATCTAGAAGAAGTAAGTCCCTTGTTATTCTTAGTTGCTGGAGTATCAAATGGAATTACAAATGCACTATCAGATGCTCCACCTGCTGCTTTCTTAAATCCAACCCATTCAGTACCATGACCAATGAATGAAGTAGACATTCCACCATCAAGAGAGACGGGATATCCAGACATAGGACCAGAAATCCATCCACCCTTAGAAGCTTCTTGCTCTTTCTTTGCAGCATCAATTAACTTCTGCTTGTTCTTAATATCATCTTGTGTGATATATTTAAGGTCCAATCCCTTTTGAGCAGCATTATTAACAAAGTATGCTCTTACTTGATTAAATGCTTTCTGTCTAATTGCTGCATTTTTGTTTCCAGAGATATCAATTTGATTTCCAAATGCCCAATCTTGAAATACCTCATAGTCACCATTGGTAGCATTGATTATTACTCTGTAAGGTTTTCCATCTGGTCCCTTAAATTTAACTTCGCCTCCCTTTCTGTCTCCTGCTTTAGAACTGAATTGAGAACCAGTTTGAGATGCTTGCCCAGCATCCATTGCTTTAGTTGCACCTTCTCTTCCTTGATCTGCACTTCCAGCACCTTGAGCACCAGCGGCTAGAGCAGATGCTGATGTATTATCTATTGAATCTGGTGGAGTTGCTGTTGGAGTTGTTGTACCCCCAATCTTATTGGCAATTACTTGCCCCGCAACCATCAAATCAGTAAGCAATCCAAGAACAGTATTATCACCCTTCCTGGTAAACTTCGTCTCTGTAGTTTTAACAGTCTTTCCTCTACCATACAGTTTCTGTAGTGAGGATTCTTTAGTCTTTCCTTTCTGTGGTTCAGCAGTTTTAGTCTGCCCAGATAATTTCTTAACTAAAGAAGAAGGAACTCCAAAACTATTTGCAACTGGTGCAATAATATCGCTAAGAATTGGACTTAGTTTAGATGCAGGTCCACCAGTTTGTCCAACAACGCTTGAAATAGCACCAATAATACCAGCACCAATTCCCTTGAATGGTGCCATGTATAGATCAGAAAGATTCTTCGCTTTCGCTTTATCTGGTTTATTGGTATCAGTACCTAAAGTAGATAGTGGTTTGATACCAGCATCACGAATTCTCTTCTTATTATCTAAAGGAATCTTGACTTCTGGACCCCTCTCACCCATTACTGCCTGGGTTGGTCTAGTTACGATTCCACCATCTTTCAAGTGAGGAGCCTCAGATTCACCCTGAGACATGCTTCCTCCGATAGCCGCAGCAGTTCCAACAGCAGCGGCGGCACCTAATAGACGCCCTGCCTTTCCGCCTCCACGAATTGCTCCACCAGAAGACCTTCTACCTTTTAATAGTTTAGATGCTTGACTTACAGACTTCCAAATAGTTTGAAGTACAAACTTAACTCCACTTAGAAGTAACTTTGGGTTTTTGAGGAATGTGAATCCAAGAAGCAGAGATCCAAATCCAACAATAAACGTACCAAATCCCTTAAGTCTATCCCAGAACCCAAGATTGCTGTCAAGCATTGCTGCAAGACCATCAAGAGTTTTAGTAATATTGTCAGTTATGAATGTTTTCAGAAAATCAAATACACCTACTATTGCTTCCCATATCTTAGATAATTTCTGCTGATTTGCTGGGTTAGCAATCCACCTCAGAACAGATTGGGTAATTACTGCTCTCATCAGGAACCCACCGAGCTCCATGAGTCCTTCAAAAAATCCTCCAATTGCAGGAAGTACTGCTTTAGTTACATTAGACTCTAATTTAGTAAGTCCGCTAGATCCTTTCTTATTCTTATCTGCCCTTTCCTTCTGAAATTGTTTCTTCTCATCCTCAAGTTCCTTAGACTTCAACTTAAGGTTTTTGATGAGAGTATCACGAATCTGAGTATTAATTACAATTGTAGAATTTAGGGTGGCGCCCATTCTGTTAAATGCTGTTGCAAATGCAGAATAAGAAGATGCTGCAACTCCACCCGATTTAGATACCTTAGGTACCGTAACCATTTTATAGAATACTGTTTTTGGTTTGGAGGTAGGAATTGCGGATGGCATATATTAACCCTTTTGTAACATTTCTTAACATTCCTTTTTCATGATTTTTGGCGGCGCTTCGGAACGCCCCCTCGTCAAAAACCGTTGGTAATTGGATTTTGCGATCTAATTACCTGTGGTGATTCATAAATTATAGTTTGATTACTACCAATATTTAGTGGTATGGGAGCAACCAATACCGATGGTGAATCTTCAATAGTCTTAGTGATTTGACTAGATTGTGAAGATTGTGATAGTTGTGCTCCAGAAACATTTGGTTTACTCGGAGAGATTTTTGGTGCTGGTGGCAGAACTGCTGGTGCTGGTGGTTTTTCAGTTTGTACTGGTTTTAATCCCAATGCAGAATTGAGTTTATCAAATACATCAACCAGATTCACCAATGCCTTCAATGGATCTTCTTCAACTTCCTGCGATGCTGATGGTGAACTAGTAGAATCCGTACTAGGAGTCATACTCGATGCATTCAACTTCTCAAAGTGCCATGGTTCAAACCCACCTTTAGCCCAATCAGGTAGTCCCCATCCATATGCAGAACCTTTATTATTGATCCAGTTTTGTGATTTTGCAGCACCAATATCAAGAGCAAGTCCCCAACCATGCTTAGATGTTCCAGGTTTTGCTGCCATACCTCTAGGTTTGGTATTAAACATATAGACCTGACCATCATAATCACGATAAGATCCAGTGATATCTGAAACTAGATCCACACCATCTTTTTTAGCAGCACCAACCATTGATTTGAATGATTGTGCTACCTCACCCTTCCTTAATTTATGACCTCTCCCAACATCTTCTAAAGCAGAACTTGGTAGTTTCCCATTCTCATACTTACCACCAGTTGCAAATTTAACCATTCCACCAATTGCTTCACCTTTCAATCTAGAAAGTTCACTTTTATCCTTTGGTGGTTTAGTTCCCTGCACAATCTGATTTACATTCCTACCTACTCCAGGAGGAGGTACAGTACCCCCCTGTGCTTTTTTCACATTACTCTGCTTAACCTTAGATAGAGCATCTCTAATCGTACTAGGCTTCATGCTGCTGCTCTGACCCTTATACTTAAATCTACCATAAGCATCAGGCAAGGAAGCAAACTCATATGCCAACCCATCCATGAATGCTTCATCACTCATCTGACCACTTAACCACCTAGATCCACCACGGTTCTGCTCAATATTAACCTTAGATACAATTAGATCTTGATTTGCTGGACTGTACAGATCTTTATCTGGATTCAATCCTGCTGCTTTTGCTCTACTTACGAGGTACTCAGGAAGTTGTTGGTACTTACCTACAGCACCAGTTGCTCTTCTAGCAACCTCAGCGATAGTCATCTTTGTAGCACCATTGAGAGTGGTACTTGGATACATCGCCTCATAATTACCCCCAGATTCCTTTCCAGCAATAAGATCAAGAAGGGCAGCCCAATCACCAGTAGCACCTCCAGAAACTCCTCCAGAAGGAGCGCCACCTGCTGAAGCACCTCCTCCACCACCTGCAGAAAAATCTTTAGTCGTAAGCAGCGCAAAAACACCCAAGACGTTTGCAAGAGCACCTCTTAGATTGTCCATAGTATTATTTGTTTTACCAACATTAAACGTTGGGTTTCTCTCACCAATATACTTGAGTTCTGCGTCTTCAGACTCTTTAAGTTTATTCTGTAAGTTAGTCTTCGACTTAACTACCGACTTACTCAAACTATCTCCACCAGCGGCAGCAGCAATATTTCCCAATCCAAAAAGTTGCTTTGCTTTATTAATATCTCCCGATAGTAATTGCTTCGCAATTTCACCAGAAGCACCCATCCTATCAAATGATGAGTTAACTGATGAAACAAGTGTTGCAGCAATATTACCAGACATTGCTGTTGATAATTTTGCAAGAGGAATAACTGCCTCTGGTCCTTTCTCACCAATCAATGCCTGAGTTGGTTTTGTTACTAATCCACCTTCAGCGAGTGCTGGTGGAGCGATCCAATCATAAAGTTTAGATGACAACCAATCTCCAATGATACCACCAACAATACCACCCGCTGCTGTACCTGCAACAGGTAGGATTGCGGATCCAACTGCAGCACCAATACCTGCACCAATACCAGATCCAATAGCAATTACAGCAGATCTAGCAATAGGTTCCTTGAAGATTAAAGTCCTAACAGCGAAGTCAATCAGAGGACCGATAATAGGAATTCTTCTGAAAATCTTTCCTACTGCTTTACCCAAAAACTTCCCACTGGATCTAGAGGCCGCTTTACCTGC